TTCAGGATTTGCTGCAAATAAATGTAACCGATCATTAATTAAATGCCCCATTCCTTAACGGGTTGTGAGAAAGCTTTATAGCCCGTCGTTCTCACGCAACGGAGTGCTCAATTGCACCATGTTTTATGCTTGTTTAAATTTTCGTCCAAGCGCGACTGGATGCTGTTCTTGTGGGAAACACCCACCCCTCGTTTACTGTTGGGGGACAGGAGCAGTTTAACGACTTACTCAGGTCGCACAGAGAATCTTACATATTTATTACACTAATTACAAAACAATACAATGTGATTTCGTGGGTTTACTCCTGACCAAAGTACGATTTGTAACCATACAACATAGCAAAGCGAAGAGATTCATAATCCGGCATAGCCGGAACCCTAACGTGATTTCTCACAAGGGCTTCTACGATTTTCGCTTTGTTTACATAATAAACACTTTTATCGTGCATCGACAATTCTCGAAGCACACATTCAATAATAAGGGGTAAAACTACATCATGAGGCATAGAGGTTCTGTACCAATTGGGAATGTCCAAAACAGTTCGTGACTGTAGTGGACCAACCCATCTCGCAACATCTTGGGAATACACGAAATGCCTTTTGAGCAATGTGACTTCCTTCAACGTTCGCGTCAATGGTACAGCTTCCTGGTCAGATGATTTCTGCTCATCAGTATACGTCATGCCAATACTTGCTGCAGCGGCTGTGATCGTGTGTTGATTAAAATAGGGCTTGATTTTTTGAGTCAATCCCACATTGTTATCATCACCATAGATCACGGGAGATACATTTCTTTCGAAATCTCCCATATTCGCAAGCTGCTTGGGTACGGCACGCATATAAAAAATGCGCATCAACATCTGTCCGATAATGGTGTTGACAGTGGCTGTCAAATAGACGCCCGAAGGCATCGAATGAGTCCACATGTAAACATCACTACCAATCACGTGTATGGAGTTTGCAATATCCATCATCAGTACGATTCTGATCTTGTTTCCAAGATCGTCCTCACCATACCAACGATTGATGACATCACACGCTGCATACAACAATTGTGCTGAAACAGAACCATCCCAATTGGAATAGTCACCTGCGACAACACAATCTCCATGCTTCAATAATTTCTTTGCAACGAGATTCCAATCTTCAGCATAGCAGTTGGTTCCTACTAAGCTTTCGTTATCAATACGTCCTTCAGCCTGAGCTGCTACAAATGCACCGAAATACATTCGACACGCAATGGTGAAATCAAGTGGCGAACCAGAGAAAACACGCGTCTTTCCTTGATCAACTTTCTCAAAGGGACGAGCTTCGTCCTTCAATAAGTCCATCCATAAGGTAGGATAGCGTTTTCCCTCTTTCGCAAACTCAATTCGCTTTTCAACGTGGTGAATCAATTCCTCAGATATAAAATCTTCATCGAAATCAATCCACGTACGCTTTCCAGCTTTCCTAGGTTCCTTTGTGAGGCTCCATGGAAATCCAGGCGATGTCGAAGACGTCAGCGATCCGAAGTACTCATCTTCAGGTCTACCAAAACACGCTTCCTTGATGCTAAACACCTCGCGCTTGCGCTTGGGATGCGTTGCATTGTTGTAAACACGTGCTACATCATCAACTACCAATTCAATCAAATCATTTTCAAGTGGGGTCAATACTTTACCGCATTTCTTCAAACCTTCCATGAGGGGATCAAACATGACCCCGTCTTTCATAAAAGGTTTCAAGTGGGCGGGTTTCTTTTCTGTTTCCATACAGCAGCCAGCTATGGCTGTGGGCCTCAATGTCGTTGTTCCGACACTGCCAGCTG